GTTCATCTGACCTACCGAAAGTTGTGGGTGAAAAAACTAGCCCCACGAAGGTCTTCAGGTCTTTCTTCGTTTTAATAAAAGGAGGCTATAATGATAGTTATAGTTCTAGACCCATGGTAGCCCCCAGGGGCTACTTTTTTTTCATTAATAATTATATTAGACTTTTTAGATATAATATTATAACAATAGATAATTAAAGGAGAGAAGAATGAAAAAAACAGTAAAAACTGTAAAACAAATAATAGAAGAACAATGGCAAGGTAATCGTTGTATTGTTTGTCATAAGAAGTTCAAAAGAAGAACTCAACAAAAACGTCTTACTTGTGATGAGCCTTATCACG